GTTGTTTTGCAACAACGGGATTTGTCCTTGAAATAATGACAGAAAAATGACACTTTTCTGTTTTTGTATGCCCCAAACCGCATAAATACGAGGTTTGTAAGGGCTGAAATTATCTCTTGGAGAACTGCGGTGCACGACGAGCAGCCTTGAGACCGTACTTGTTTCTTTCCTTCATTCTGGGGTCACGGGTCAGGAAACCAGCAGCCTTCAGAGCGGGACGGAGCTCTGCATCATACTGCAGCAGAGCACGGGAGATGCCGTGACGGATGGCACCGGCCTGACCGGTCACACCGCCGCCCTCTACTGTGCAGACAACATCGAGCTTGTCAATGGTGTTTGTCAGTGTCAGAGGCTGACGAACGATGAGCTTGAGGGTCTCCAGACCGAAATACTCATCAATGCTTCTGCCGTTGATTGTAATGGTGCCGTTGCCGGGAACCAGTCTTACTCTGGATACGGAATGCTTTCTTCTGCCTGTACCGTAATGATATGCAACCTTAGGTTCGTACATATTTTGACGCCTCCTCTAATTAAACTTCGATCATCTCGGGCTTCTGTGCTGCATGAGCGTGCTCTGCACCCTTGAAGGTACGCAGACGCTTGAGCTGCTCTCTGCCCTGTGCGGTGTGGGGTACCATGCCTGTTACAGCAATTGTCATTGCCTTCTCAGGCTTCTCAGCCATCAGCTGCTTGTAGGATACTTCCTTCAGACCGCCGATCCAGCCTGTGTGCCAGTAGAACTTCTTCTGCTCCAGCTTCTTGCCGGTCAGAACAGCCTTCTCACAGTTGATGATGATCACATGATCACCGCAGTCAACGTGGGGAGTGAAGGTGGGCTTGTGCTTGCCTCTCAGCAGATGCGCAGCCTTTGCAGCCACACGGCCCAGGGGCTTGCCTGTTGCATCTAAAATATACCACTTACGGCTGACTTCGCCAGCTTTTGCCATGGTTGTAGACATAATCATATTCCTCCATTTTCTATATTAGGTATGCGTTCACTTGTTCAATGCGGCCTTGCAAGGAACGGGGACTCCCTGCATATGCGGTGCAAAGCAGGTGAACGGGCCACCGTGGGCGGTTACTCCACGGATAACCATACAATCAGTATTATACAACATTTCCACGTTTTTGTCAAGTGTTTTTTTCCCGATTCTATGTTTTTTTCTATGCTTTTGCGTCTTTTTTTCCTTTTTTCCCTTCTCCCCTTCCGCATTCACAAATCAGTCCTGATTTTGTGCAAAACGCCAAAACTTCAGAAAACGCTTGACAACATCCCCGATTTGTGGTATAGTATATAAGGTGATTGACACCGTACCCCTTTAATGTCTGGGTGTGGCGCAGTTGGTAGCGCGCTACCTTGGGGTGGTAGAGGCCGTGGGTTCAAGTCCCGTCACTCAGACCAGTTTTATAACACAGAATAGCCGTTCTTCTTTTCGGAAGGACGGCTGTTTTGTTTAGTGCGACACTTACTGCGACACTTGTACCTATTTCTAAACAAAAAACCGGCAGAGGATTGATTCCCCTGCCGGTCTTGTTTTACATCTCAAAACCATGTGATTTTGAAATTATCTCGTGCCTATCTCGTGATTTCCTTTCAAATTTCACGGGATTTGAAATCTTTTCGAAAGATTTTCAAATAGTTTGCAAGTTTGACAACTGATTTTCAATCTTTGACAACTCTTTTTAAGATTCTTTGATGATTGTATCGCCGAATCCGGCCGCTTTAAGCTTCTGCATCATCGCTTCCGCATTCTCACGCTTGCCAAATGCGCCCACCTGTACACGGTACAGCTTGCCCGGCTCCGTTGTTGCTGTGGCATCGGTCACAGCCTTCTTTTTTGCGCCCCTGACTTCTGCAACAGCCTTTGCAATGGCTTCACCGCATTTCTTCTGTTCTGCTGTTTCGTCAAGGTGCTTTAGGTCGGAAGAGTCAATGAACAGCGTTTCAATCAAAACCGCCGTGGGCTTTGTTTCACGGATGATTGCAAAATAATCCTTTCCGCTTGAATTTGCCTTTGTCTTTGCGCCACGGTTCTTCACTCCGAAAGCCGCTGCAATTGCCTTTGTGATGGCTTCTGCGTATCTCTTGCCCTCACTGCTGCCGATGTGGTAAAAGCATTCAGTGCCGGTTCCGCCACCGGCGTTCAGGTGGACTTCTGCAACAAAATCATAACTGTCAGCATTGACGGCCTTGATCCTCTCTGTCAAGTACAGATTGCCATTATAGTTCATCGGTTCCGCTGCTTCGGTGTATGTTTTGTTGTAATACTCCGTTGCATATCGCACAATTTCCCGGGCGATCTTGAATTCATGGAAGCCGCCGGAAACTGCGCCGGGATCATAGCCGCCGCTTTTGGATTCGCCGTGTCCTACGATAAAACAGATTTTTCCCATAGTTCATTCTTCCTTCCGCTTCGTTTTGTTTTTAGCCCAGCCAGTTGACCGTTGCATTCGTAGCGCCCCACGGTGCGCCCTCGATGCTGTTTTCGGGTTTGTCGATCACGATCTTTGTCAGCGTGGAAACGCCGCCGAAAGCACTTGCACCGATGCTTGCTGTAGTGGACGGAAAATGCACGCTTGTGAATCCGCTTGCCCCTGCAAGTGCCAAATCGCAGAGCGTTGTAAATCCGTCAGGGAAATCAATGTCAAATTCAGAATCCTGATTATCTCTTGTTTTCATGCTTTTGAGCGGACAACCTGCAAAGGGGTTTCCGGAATCACGGGCGATTTCCTTGAGGTTCTTCGGAAGTACGACTGCCTCCAGTTTTGTGCATCCTGCAAAAGCAGAATCTCCAATTGTTGTGATCGCATCAGGGATTTCCGCATAGGTAAGAGCCGAACACCCTGCAAAACTTGCCACCATGCCTACCGCATCATCTGGAGTACTTACTTCTGCTCCGTAAGATGTGGTCACTGTAGTCAGGCTTGTGTTGTTTCCACCGAGCACGTTATGGATTGTATGCAATGCGGCGGACAGCTTGATTGTTTTTACATTTGTAGCACCCGCAAAAGCCCCCGCTTCAATTTTCGCAATTGCGGCGGGAATTTCAATAGTTTCAAGCATTGTTCCGCTGGAAATTGTGTTGCTTTTAATCCCTGTTGCATTTTCAGGGATAGTCACATTGTCGCTGCTCCCCTCTGTGACTTTAAAGGATTTCAACGCAGCGCATCCACCAAATGCCGAACTTGCGATACTGTGTACGCTGTTCGGGAGCGTCACCGTTTCGAGTGCCATACAGCCGCCGAAAGCACTTGCACCGATGCTCTCAACGCCTTCAAGAAAATTGGCTGCTTTCAGACTTGTGCATCCTGCAAAAGCATTGTTTTTTACGGTGGATACGGTTGTAGGGAACTGGACATTTTCCAAATTAGTGCATGAATAAAGGCTATATGAACCGATTTCCGTTGTCCCCTCCGGAATCACGACCTCTGTCACAGTGCGGTCGATGATGCCTTTCAGCATCGCAGGAGATGCCATTTCATCAAGAGATGCACCTACAATGTCAAAGATCGCCTCCGCATTCGTCTGCGCATCACCCGAGCCGCCCAACGCCTTAGAAATCACGTTCAGCGCACTGAGATTCGTGCTGGACTTGCTCGCATCAGCACCCAGACCCTCCGCAAGCTTTTTTAAATTTTCGAGATTTGTCATATGTTTTCCTCCTCATCTTCATTCGCACTCTTCAGCCGCTTAATCATCCGTGCCGCCCACTGCGCATCCGGATTGACAGCGGCGTAGTTTTCGAGGATGGACACCAGTTCCATCAGGACGATATACGCAAACACCGCAAATGCCGTCACCACGCCTGCGATCTCCGCAAGCTCCGCCGCCTGATAATACTGCCCCAGCGCATGGATGCCGATATCCAGTCCGCAGGCTGTCAGCATCACAATCAGCTCGCCGAGCTTGTTCATGCCGCCATGCCGCATCTTCTGGCTGTTGACCGTGTTTGTGCAATAGGCCTTGATGTAGCCCGTTGCAAAATCTGCGATCGCAAGCCCCAGCACGATCAGAATCATAATCATATACTGCATATTCCCACCTCCTAACTATTAACTATCCAGAATCACAAAGCCACGGGTGCACAGGTACCGCTTGCCGTCCATCTCGGTTACCATCGGTGCGGCCACCTCTGCAAACTGTCGCTGCAAGGGCTGCCAGACATGCTGCAGGCTGCCGGTCTGCGTGTAGATGGGACACAGCGCTGTACAGCCGGTGACGCTGTCGGCATTGTTCAGGTATACGTTATACGGTGCCGGTGCGGTGTCCGCTGCCGAAACAGCCCACAGGCCATAGGTGGACTCGGAGTAACTCATACCCTGTGAACCGTTATGCCGCTGTGATCTCTTGTCCATGGTATACAGTGCCAGTGCTGTGGCACCGCCCGTATCCTTGCAGATCACCACGCCGTTATTTGTCTGGCTGTGTGGCACGAGCAACAGGGCGTTGCTGCACACATAGACGCTGTCGGTGTAGCCGGTGGAGCCATAGCCCGCATAGAGCTGGGTGGTGCTGGCGTCGGGGTGGGTGATGGTAAAGCCGTAGTTTGTCGATGTACCCGTACCAAGGATATCCGCCCAGATGCGCAGAATCTCGGTACCGCCCACCTTGCAGCTGATGCTCTGGTTGGTGTCGCCCTCCACAAGCTCAACGCTGTCAAAGTAAGCGGGCACGGCGTGTGTCTGCAGGATGTCGAGCAGGGGCGTCATGTCCTGGGCGGTGGTTTGTGCCGTCAGTTTCGTGATTGCCATTAGGTTGCCTCCTCTGTCATGGTCATGATGCCGCTGAGAACATCGGGGATGGGTGCAATCCGACTCGCTGCCGATGCAGCGGCGGGGTGGGGGAGGGTGGTGCCTGAGCTCTCCCCTGCTGCCGTTCCGAGTGCAAACTCAAAATCAATGCGGCCGATTACAAACTCACTCATACAGCACCTCCCAGCGGGACGGGATGGAAATACAGTCTGCCCATCAGCTTGCGGTGCACCTTTTCGCCCTTGCGCAGTGCAAAGTGCATCCGGTAGCCGCCCCGCAGTCCGGCTGTCGCACTGCTCAGCACGGTCACCTCAAAGGCACCGTCCACAATCTCGCAGTCGAGCGTCAGCACCGCATCCGCAGGTCTGTCTTCCGAGGCAAGCAGCAGCTGCATGCTGCAGCCTGTCACATCGAGGCGTGTGCGCTCCCCGTCCTGCTCCACCACCGGCACGATCCGGAACGGCCCCAGTGTGTCCCCTGCCAGTGCCTCACTATAGGGGAGTTCTTTGTAGAATTTCAAACTATGTGCCTCCTTCCAGAGCGGCAATACGCTCTTTGATATTGGTCAGCTCTTCTTTCAGCTCGTCACACAGAATGCTCGTGCAACTTACTGAGCCGCTGGCTGTGATGCTCGTGCAACTTACTGAGCCGCTGGCTGTGATGCTCGTGCATCGCATCAAACCGTCGGAAGAAAAATGTGCTGTGCTTTGCCCGCCCCGATAAAAGAAAATCGCACCCGCTTGTGCAACAATTTCCGCACCCGTACTGTCATTCGACAATCTCCATTCAAGTGGGGCATATTTTGCATGCCACGCCCCGCTGTTGAGCTCAATGACGCTGTAGGTCTCATCTCCCGTGTTGATATGGATGCTGCCGCCGGTGATGTTGATGCTCTCGGCAAAGCAGTTGCCGTCCGGATCCACACGGAACGTCCCGTCGCCGTTCGTGATCTCGATGCCCCGCAGCACGCCCGCTGTGATAAAGTCCGCCACAATGGCACCGTCCATGGTGATGGCCGTGCCGTATGTCCCGTCATAGCCGGTGCTGCTGTAGCCAAAACCGCCCGTATTCCACCGCCAGACCTTCTGCGCAGTCGCCTTGTCAGGGGTGTCCATGACGAGGAGCTCATTGCCGTTCACGACGACATAGCCCTTGATGCCCGCCTGAATGAGGGCGGTGGCGTTTTCCTTGGCAAGCGTCAGGATTTCGGTGCGCTGCTGGGGAGCCTCATACTTGATATAGTTCGCTGTCCGGACATTCAGGTCGGTCAGTGCCTCCTGCTTGTCACCAAACTCGAGGGCGGGGGCGTAGGGCTTGTAGATGTCCACCGTGCGCTTGTAGATGCGCAGCCACTCATCCACGCCCATGACGGGATTGCGCACCGGATGCGTATTGCAGAGCCGGAAGGCTGCCGGATCCAGTCCGATCGTGGAGAGATCGAGCGCCTCGACACGGTATGCCTTTTTGATGCGGTTATTCTGTGCGAGGTACTCCCTGCCCCGCTCCATGAGTACGGCGGGGTCTGTGACATCGTCAAACTCGGCCACACCGCAAAGGACGCCGTATTTTTCCAGAGCCGTCACATCGTCGATATACGGGCAGTTCATGTTCACGCCCGCAATGGTCAGGCGTTCCTCCGTCTCGTCGCTGAGCCTTGCACCAAGGGGCATGAGACGGGTGATCATGGAGGTGGCATCCTGACTGCGGGAGAGGGATTTCATATTCTTCGTCAGCTCGATCGCCACGGATGAGCGCACGCCGGATGCCTTCAGGTAGTCCAGATACCGCACGCCATCCACATGACGGATGGACAGCTCACCGCCGAGCACATCCACAAGATTCGCCTTGATTTCCTCGAGTGTCCTGCGCCCGAGGGTCTTCACGGGCAGCACGCCATGGATGTCGCACTGTCCCATCCTGATCTGCTGCGCCTCAGCCACAAGGGCATTGTGGCGTGCGAGTACGGAATTGAGGAAAATGAGGATGTCCACCGTGCCATAGTCCATGTAGAGCAGGCAGGAGTCGCAGAGATAGCCCAGCTCTCCCTCACAGGTGACGGTTTTTCCGATGACGCCGTTCTGGTTCATGGTATCGCTGATCCGAAGCACACGGCCACGGAATTCCGCTTCGCCAGTCTTGGTGTTGGTCAGCGTGACAAAGGTTTGCATCTCACGGAGTGCGTCATAGCAGGTGTTCTGGGGATATACGCTAAAAGTAAAGGCAGGAATCAGCCCCGCTTCTTCGGTGAGCTGGCCGGATGCCGCACGCTGGAGACTGTCGGGAGACAGCTCGTGGAGCTTCTGCGTGGTCACGCCGTTTCTGATATCAATTTCGTACATCAGATGATGCCCTCCTCCTGTGCGAGCTGGTCATTCATGTATCGTGTCCAGCCTGCCTGATCGTTATCGTAGTTGCCTGCACCTGCAAGGGCGGCAAAACGCATGATGTTGTTGGCATCGACCGCATCGAGGACGCCGTCCCCGTCAGTGTCGGCAAGGGCTTCCTGCTCCGGTGTCAGGCCGGAGGGATTGCCCGCCCCGATCTGAGCGGCCGCTGCCAGCGCAATGGCACCGTCATTGGCGTCCACAATGCCGTCGGCGTTGAGGTCTGGGTAGCGGCTGGTGGAGGGGGTGGAGGGGTAGCGGGGATATGCATGCGGTTCAGCCGCAAAAGTCACACTGATCTTGTACAGGTTGTTCTGCTCTGTGATATTCACATCCGTGGCTTCTGCCATGTAATAAATATCTGGCTCCATGTCGTCATAGAGCTTCTGATATCCGCTGTAATCCAACCAATTCCGGATGCAGCGGATGCGATTCCGGGCTTCCGTCCCATTGTCGCACAGGAATACCAGCACATATTTTAATGTACGTTCTCCATAGGTCTGTGCGCCGCAGATAGTGCTGAAATTGTACACTGCATTGCTGTGGGGCACCCGCTCTGTAATGCGGTTCTTTTTGGCCTGCCCGATGTTCCTTGATGCCACACGGCACCGGAACGCCGACCACGAATGCAGACCATTCACTTCGATTCCGATCATTTTGCAAGCCCCCTCTGTTTCAGTACGAGATTCACACCCTGCTGCATGTCCACCTTGGTTGTGACGGCATCGGCAACGATTTCCTCACCGACCTGCAACTGGATGTAATAATTGACAACAGGCTGCTCCCCTTCCACAGTGTCAGTGGGATCCAGCGCAGACAAATGCTTTTCCGGCTGAACAGTAAGCCCGTTTGCGATTTCAAAAAGGCGCCGCTGCTGTGCCTGCGTCAGCACCATCTCCCCGCTTTGCGCAAGGATGGGCACTTCTGCTCCCATTTCATAATCGATGATGCCGCCCGTGTGGAATTTCGGCAGCTTGACCACGGGGATGTTGGGGATGGCGTCAATGCCGAATTTGCCGGTCACCATGTTAATGCCATTGATGGACGCATTCAGCATCCCGACAAGCAGATTCAGCACTGTTTCTGCAATCATAGGCAGCCCGTTCATGGCGTTTTCGAAAATTTTCCCAGCACTTGCCCACATGGTCTTCCAGTCCCCCTCAATGATGGCATTGATGAGATCAGCTGCCGCCGCCCAAGAGTCACCAAGCATGGCAATGATCTCCATGCAGTCCTCAATGACAGGCATGACCATCTCAATGGCGGCTTTCAGGGAGATACCGAGGTATTCGGCCAGGAGCTCGATGATGGGGACAAGGTCCTGAATGACAGGAGCAAGTTCTCTCAAAATATCAACCAGTATCGGGATGAGCATCTCTGCCAGATCCAGAAACACAGGAAGCAGTGCCATGACAACATCCAGCAGGGGCGGCAGGAGGTCAGTAATAAGGGTTAGAATTTCCTTGGACAAGCCTGTAAGAAGTTCCGTCAGCCTTGGCAGAATATCCGTTTTGAATTCTTCAAAAAACGGTTTCAGTGATTCGCCGATGTTTTTCAGCTCCGGCAGAAGCGTTTCGATCAGATAGGGCAGGAGTTCTCCGCTGACCAGTTTCTCGAACTCTGCTGCCAGTGGTTCAATCGCTTCTTTGGCAAGGGTTAGAATCGGGTCGATCAGGTCCAGAAAACGCTCTGCAATGGGGCCAAGCGAATTTTCCAGAAGCGGCAGAATCTCTTCGAGCAATTCGTTCAGCACCGGAATCAGGGCCTCGCCGATCGGCAGGATGACCATTTCCAGCGTGCGGCTCAATGCCTCAAACATAGATCCGAGGTCGTCATATTTGACCTCATTGATCTTACCGAGGGCGTCCTCTGTGTTGTAGATGCCACTGCCGATCTCGTTAAGTGCCGTCACGGCATCCGTTCCCAGATCCTCCCACATTGAGCCGAACAGTGCCACGCCTGCGGTGTTCTGTGCGAGGGGATCATCCAGTGCCCCGAGTGCTTCCACCGTCTCATAGAACGCAGTCTTTGCTGCATCGCCGCCGAGTGCGAACTTGGCACTCATGGCATCGGCACTGAGCCCGACTGCCTCGAAGCCTGCGGTTGTCCCATCCGAGCCATCAATCGCTCTGATGGAAAGTTCTTTGACTGCATCGCCGATCTTATCAAGCGACCATGCACCGGATTCTGCGCCCTTTTCCATGATGTGGAACATGTCGTCCGCAGTAAAACCGAACTTTGCAAACTGCACGGAATACTCGGAAATGCTGTCAATCAGTTCATCGGAATAGTCAAGACCATTCTGCGCACCCGCAGCAATCAGCCCCATGGCATTGTAGCCGTTGATGCCGAAGCTGTCCATCATGGCCTTGGCAGCACGGGTGGTCTCGACAATGTCATACTCAAATGTGTCATTGAGCATGATAGCCGCTTCCGTAACACGGGTAAGATCGGCGTCGTTCATGTCGCCAAGATTCTTCCTGACAAGTGCAAGTGATGCCGCAATATCCTCAAAGTTCTCGCCGAAATTGTCGGTATAGATGTCCTCCATAACCGCACGATACCGGTCCATATCCTCCACAGCCACATCTGTGGAGGCAGTGAAGCTGTTCATGGCCTTGTCAAGATCATTCGCCACATTGACTGCTGCCACGCCTCCGGCTACGACTGCCGCTCCCACGGCAAGCACCGTACCGCCGGCTACTTTTCCTGCTGTTCCGAGTGCCCCGCCGACAGAACTGAGGGCATCGCTGAGGCCGCCTTCTGTTTTCTCTGCGACCTCTTCGGATGCTTTACCGACCTTCTCCAGTTCTTCACGGTAGTTCTGCAGTTCCTGCTCCGTGGCAATGATCTGTCGCTGGAATGCCCGATATTCTTCGTCAGGGATTTCTCCTGCCTGATAGGCTCTGTCAACTTCCTGCTGCTTTTCCTTCAGATCGTCAAGCTCTCGTGTGGTCTGTTCCACAGCCTCAGCAAGGACTTTCTTTTTCTGGGCGGTCAGAACCGCATTCTTGCTGTTCTTTTCCAGCAGCTCATTGATATCATCCAGCTCTTCCGCAAAGGATTTTGTTTTCTTTCTGGTTTTTTCGGTCTCATCGCCGAACCCTTTGACAGGATCCGATGCACCGTCTGCTGATTCGCCCAGTCCCTCCGCCGACTCTGCAGCGGCATCCGCAGCATCTGCGATGGCTTCTGCGGCTTCTCTCATGGCTCCGGCCATGCTGTCTGCTGCTTCCTCTGCGGCATCCTCCACGACCCCGAGGGTGTTTTCTACAGTCCCCGCCGATCGTCTTGCCGCCTGTTCAGATTCCTTCAGATCCTTCTTCAGATCACTGGTGTCAGCACGGACACGATAGACAACCTCGCCGTCTGCTGCCTGATTTTCCGGCATAGCATCACCTTCCTTTATGCTTCAGCTCTTGCCTTCAGTGCATCTGCAAGACCTGCAAGACCCCTGCGGAAATTCTGCTCCCGTTCCTCCTGCGAGATATCGAGGGCATAGTACTGCTTGAGGGAAATCAGGTTTGCGATGTACTCGCCGTTGTGCTTATTGGCATGCGGGATTGGTTCACGACGGATGCGCATGACCTCCCGCATTTTTGTTTTCTCAGACAGGCCTTGGAACAGTGCCATAAACTGCCACCAGTGGAGGTTGTCCCGCTCAGTAGTCAGGTCGATGCCGTAATCTGCCATGAATGATGCATAGATATAGGCTCCATCCTGCAGAAAATCTACACAGCGAAGCCCCTGATGTTCCGTTTTCTTCGTAAAGCTGATGCATTCATCGAAGATTGCAGACAAGAGATCCGGCGGCGGATTCTTGTCCCTGCAGAGCATGGCAAGGGCAAGCGTCTGTTTTTCCCTGTCAAACAGCACAGGATCCTTCAGCAAGGCGAGCACTTCAAGCACGGTATTGAAGGCGAGTCTGAGACGCCACCTTTTCCCCTCGAAAACAATGCTGTCAGGGAGCGTCCTAGTGAGATCAAACATCATAAGCCGATCTTTCTGCGCTGACGGCGGTTCAGACATGTATTGTTTGCAAGGATCTCCCTGCGGCTCTGCACATAGCGTTCCACCGCAGGCTTGATGCAGTCAAACACAAACGGCAGCAGTGCTGCCGTCATGTCCACATAGGAGCCCTTAAAGTAAGCAAGGATCCTCTCCACGGCCTCCTCACCGCAGATGAGTGTAAACAGATCCCCTGCAGCCTTCTCAAATGATGCCATATCCCCTGCCTGCTTAGCCTTGGCGAGTGTCAACTCAAGTCTGCGGTAATCCCTTGCCATCGCTTCGGGGTTGATATCAATGTGGATGATCATTGCGGGATGATCGGACTCTGCCATCAGTTCCAGATCCTCCACAATACGCTCCGGTCTCTTGATCTGATATGCCATAGAAATTCTCCTTTTCGTTAAAATATAAAAAGCACCCCTTTCGGAGTGCTTCTGTTATTCAGTTTCCGTCACAACCTCCGGCTTGCCATTGAAATGGATTTCCAGAGACACAGCGGTGGCATTGTTGGCTGCACCGCCCGAGCGGGTGATCTTGGCAAGCGTCACAGGACAGGTAATCACTGCGCCGTCCGGACAGTACATCCTGATATCGGTCTCTCTCGCCTTGCCCCAGTTGTAGTAGACGGCGTCACCGAACATATAGTCCTGTGCGGGATCGCCGACCATGCGAACACCGGACAGTGTCACAATGAGCTGGCCGCCGGTCACAAAGCTGGAACCATAGCCGCCGTCGCCCAGGAAGGAACCCTGATAGAGCACCTCGTTGAGTGCCTCGGACACATTGTCAAAGCCCTTGGCGACCTCAGCCATTGTGGCTGTATCGCTCTCCGGTGTTGTGTTGATTTCAAACCGATAGTCATAGTTCAGCGAAATATCGGGTTTTACATTTTCCGGCATTTAAAAGTCCTCCTTGTTGTAGTATTTCAGGTTGATGATACACGAATAGACCCAGAAGTCACCATCCCGTGAGACATAATTCGGATATGTGGACACATGGACATGGTAGATACCATGGGGATGGTGTCTGGTTCTTGTAAGCTTGCCGCAGATGCCGCACAGCTGATCGAGTGCGTCCCGCTGCCCCTTGGATTTGCACAAAAAAAGCAGCGACGCATTGTCACTGCTGGTGCCGTCGAGATAGGTCTCTCCGGACGATGCAGGGGCAGGCTCGACGGAAATGCCGCCCTTTGCAGGCAACTGGCCGATGGATGCGCCCGTGAGCCTCGCTGCGTATTCCAGTATGGTTCCGAGCATATCAGCCCTCCTTTGCTGCCTGCCGCATGGCTGCACGGAATGTCTCAAGCCACTCCTTGCCGTGCTTGCTGTGTGCATACTGTGCCCAGAGCTTGCGGCGGCCATTGGCAAACTGGTATTCCCGCTCCGGATCGCTCTTCACTTTCTTCACACCCTTGCGGGAATATGGCTGGTCATCGATGAAGAAACAGGCTTTTCCGGTTTCCGGATCCACCATGACCACGCCATAGTACAGAGCCCTTGCATAGGGTTCTGTCCAGCGGATAATTCCTTTTTCCGGTTCAGAAAAGGTCAGACTGCTGTTGATGAGACCGTCCTGATCCTTCGGGCAATATTTGTTGCTGTCCTCCAGTGCCTTTTCCGCAGTGATGTACACTGCCTTGTCCGCCGCCTTCTGCAGCTTCTTCTCGATTGCACCGAGATTGATGTTCATTCTCACATCCATCAGACAAGTCCCACCTCCAGATGATGCAGCCGTGCTCCGTCATAGAGCGGCTCAACGGTTTCGACACGGTATTCTGTGCCGTTCCACAAGAGCTTCTGTCCCACCTCGAACTGTACACCCTGCGGAGCACTGTTCCGGCAGTCATAGAACAGCATCACCGACAGTGTGCACTGCCGGTTCTGCTTATCTGTGATGAGCTTTGTCATCGGCTCAATGCGGATCCGGCAGAGCTCTGCAATCGTTGTAAGTGATTCTTTCTGCCAGACATCCTCCGTCACGCCATGGAGCGATGCAGAATGGATGAGCAGCCGCTTCGGAATTGGTTTCACATGACCGCCACCCCTCTGTAGAGCAGCCCCACGGACTCGAGATAGCCCTTGGCAAGGGCGCAGAGCGAGAAAGCATCGCTGCTCTGTGTGCTGCTGCCCTCAGAATAACTGAATTTGCCAAGCGTCACCGAACTGTATCCGCTTTCCGTCAGGCTCTCCGCACCGCCCATACTGTCGATGCGGTCAGCCTGCGCACAGACTGCGCTGTACACGCTTCGGCGGAACAGCACAGGAATCTCCTCTACTGTGAAGCCACTCGGGAAAATGGCACAGTCCACAATATCCGCAGCACGGGAGAGAAGCAGGGAAAGTGCCTCATCCGTGCCGGAAAAACTGCCGTGCCATTCATTCTTGTAGAAGTCCAGCATTATGCTGCACCTTCCTCACCTTCATCGCCTTCATCTCCTTCATCGCCTTCATCGGGAGCCGCTGCAGCGCCCTCGGGGACGATGGCCGCAAAGGCATCGCCCTTGACGCAGAGATAACCCACACGCATGGTGGCCTTGATGGCGATCATGTCCTGTTCAGCCAGGGAAATAGGCTTGCCGTCTGCATCGACAGTGTTCTGGAGGGTGGCTTCCTTCAGAATCTCATACTCAATGCCCTGCTTGAGGCCAAAGAGCGAGTACTTCCACTCACCGCCGATGATGGTTGCCTTCGCCTTGTCCCATGCACCGTTGCGCACGAACTCGATGGGCTGGGAATACAGCTCTCTCTGGTTTGTGCCCTCTACAAAGAGCGCCGCACCGTTATCGTCACGGAGCTTTCTCAGGGTGCCCTTTACGCCGATGTCAGCGGTAAAGCCGTCCACATCGAAGCCGTCTTCCTCGACAGCAGACATGAGATCGGACACCACGATGTCAAACTTGCCCGTATTTGTGATGGTGTTGCCCGCTTCCTCAATCGCTGTGATAAGGGACGTCTCAAAGGGTGAGCTTGTTTTGAAGATGCAGGCTGCGTCAATGGTCTTGTAGAATGCCTCGGCGATGTGCTGCTTGAGCTCGCTGAATACGTCGATGGTTGTATCCTCGAGCTTCTCCTTTGTGACGGGAATGATGACACCCAGCTTCTTTGCCACGAGCTTGGGATAAATCCACTGCGCCGTGGAAGTCTGGATGCGTTCACCCTCACCGACCCAGTATGCACCGGGGCCATCGGTCATCACAGGGATCTTCTTTTCGTCGCTCTTCATCTCCTCTGCCTTGGACAGACGGATGATGCTGGAGCCTCTTGCGACATCCTTGATGATGTCAGTTGCAATGTCCTCCGGTACAAAGCCGGAGAGTTCGTCCTTCAGATACGGCATAAATAGTCCTCACTTTCTTAGCTGCGTTTTACCTGTTCGGCACGGATGATATCGATTGCCTTTGCTGATGCGGCAGGCTGGGTATTGCCGCCGGTTCTCACGCCCGTGGTAATACCCGGCTTAACGGATGCAGTGAAGGCAGGGTACTTCTTGACGATTTCATCAATCGCCTGTTCTGCGGTCACTTTATCTGAAATCCTGCTCTTGGCAAGTGCAATCACGTCGTCAACAGCCTCCGCTGTCACACCCTTGGAAAAGGCTGTCAGCTTCAGCTCAGCGGCAGCGGCTCTCTTCTCGGCGGCTGTCTTTGCACTCTCCGCCTTTTTGATGGCTGCGGCATGCTTCTCCGACTCCGACTGCTGGGATGCCTGCCATTTGCGGAAGGCCTCCAGTTCCTCAGCGGATGGGACATCCGGTGCGGGATCGGGAGCGGAAGCAGGTTCATTGTCGGGCTTGGAATCTGACGGAGCAGGATCCGGTGCGGGTGCAGGATCCGGCTCAGCCGGCTCGGCAAAGAACTGCATGGGGATGCGGAATAAGTTCTTCATAGTTTGACCTCGCTTTCTTGGATTTGGGTATAAGAAAACCGCCTGTTTAAGGGCGGTTTAATCATTATTTTTCATTGTTTCAAGTTCTTCTCTGCTAAGAGCGGAAGCATATCTGGGGTCATTTGGCAATATGATTTCAAATGGGTCAAGCTGGTAACGAGGAAATCGATCCTGCATAACAAATTCTGTTTCATCAGGATACTCGTCAATTTTTTTGTTCTCAGGAATATCAGAGATGTTAATCATTATTCAGCCCCTCCCATCTAAATTTCATATTATACTTTGTGCTGAAAGTTTCCATAGCCTCCATATCGATCTGATCCAGATAATGAAGTACGCTTTTTCCTTCTTTCGCAGCAATTTCCTTATATTTTTCCCCGACCTCATTTGCAACTTTTTCGTACTCGCTATTGATTTTCGACAGAGTTGAGATATCCTCGCTCCATTTGTCAGGCTGCTGCAGGATATAGGTGCCATATTGATTGCATGCTCTGATTTCTGAGAGCTGCCCTCTTCGCAGCATATTGATATCTTCAGGAGAGAAAACGGAATTATTCGGATGATTATGCGTCAGTACATTCCCCTTCATTTGCTTGATTTCCTTTGCAGTAAATGTTACAGAATCATTACTACCTTTTTTCATGAAGAGCCGGTTGCCGTCTGCGTCATAAAGAATAGCTGTTTCATAGCGATCCCCAGAAATAATCCGTTCGTTCTCATAAAGTTTTTTCTTTGCTTCAGGGGAAAATCGTTCAGAACCAGCAGCAAGCGATGTGCTTTTTGTTTTGGGGAACGCTGTTGTTTTTCGCTGCTTTTCTTTAATTATACCACTCCCGCCCGAAATGTCAAGCCCTTTCCGCTGGATTTCCGCAATTTTCTTGCGTTTATCCGCCGGCACGAATCCCTCCATGGACTTCTTGTAATCCACAACCGCCGTCCGGTCGGGCTTGTATTTCAGGCCGTTGTCATCACAGTATGTCCGGAGTGTCTGCACCCTTGTGTTCAGCTTCGCCTTGGCCTTCTTCAAACCTTCCTTGTCGCCTGCTGTCTCCAGCATCATGCACTCCCGGCGGGCTTTGCGCACACGGCGTTCCAGCTCACGCTGCTGCTGGCGTCTGGCATACTCCTTGGCATTCTCTTCCTCATCGATGGGAAAATAGGTCTGCAGGCTCACACCCGGCATGAACGGATAGATCTGATGCCCGCAATTGATCCCCAGAAGCCCGTCCGGCTCTCCATAGGAAGAATCCGACCATGCATAATAGCGAATCTCTCTTCCACGCAGATCGGTCGTGGTGCCGCCACCGCCGTTCCGGTTGAAGATCTTGCCCTGATCTCTGGCACACTTCGGGCGTGCGCCGGAATGGCTGGACACCTCCACCAGATTCAGCCCATAGTCGTCCATGCGCTGGAACTGTGCCTGATGCGCCACATTGGCGACCGTGGTGCGGATGTCCATGTTCACATACGCCTCGGGGCTCCATTCCCGCCCACGCTTGTCCACGAAGGCAGGGATGCCCTTTTCCGACATCTCACGGATACACTGCCGCATGGCCGCCTGACGGCTCTCGATGCCCGTGACGGCCTTGCCGGCTGCCTTGTTCAGCATGTCCAGAAACTCCTGCTTGTCAGACAGCTCTGCAGCGTCCTTGATTGCCGTCTGTGCGGCTGCCCTCGCCTTGTACTTCATGACGGTGTTGACCATGTTGAGCGACTGCCTCGCCTGCTTCTGATAGGTCTGCAGTGCGGCTGCCATGCTCCGTTCAATGGGGACCTCTGTCTGCTTTACAATGCCGTCTCTGGCAAGTGCCGCAAAACCCGGCTCCATCTCTCCGATGGCTTCGAGGGCGGCGGTTTCGAGAGTATCCGTCAGTACATCCGGCATCAGCGCCGCATAGGCTGCAATGGTCTGCATGTTGAGCTTGTCAAGAGCACCCAGCTGCGCCAGCATCTTCAGCTTCCACTGAGAGGACGGGAGGTCGAGCGTTCCCGCCGCCAGAAGCTCTGCGATATTGGCAAGGAGATCGGTCTCAAGCCCTGTGTATAAATCACTCAGCGGCTGGCTCAGTGCCAGCATCTCCAGCTTCGTCATCTTCCTCACCGCCATTCAGGAAATCGTCCACTGCAAGCGCTGTCACGCTCTGCTCCTTCGCCATGCGATCCAGTTCTTCCTGTGCCGTCTTTTCATCACACTTCTGCACTTCCATGATCGCCTTCAGTCTCGACTTCAGACCGGCCTCAACGAGCTTCACATTGTTGTCAATGAGCGTGTTGTCATCAATGATGATATTGTCCTTCCATCCGATGGTAACCGTATACTCGTGCTGCGGAATCAATCCAAGCGCAATACCGATGCTGATTAGGCTATGAACCAGATGCTCCAGCATCTCGCCGATGAGGTTCTTGTTCGTGCCGATCGTGCGTGCGGTTTTGCTGTCCTGTGAGATGACCTCCGTGGCTGTCTTCATGCCTTGTGCGGCATCAAACGAAAACGTACCGGCTGAAAATCCGATCTGAAAGCACAGGATATTCAGCAGTGCATTGATGGCACTGACATGTTCATCCACTCTCAGTGTCACAGTGTTGTCCGTGATCTTCAGCTGCTGTTCATCCTCGCATCTGAGCGCCATGAACGCTTCATCGTCCGCATCGAAGTACCGTTTGAACTCGCCTGTCAGGGGATCTGCCACCGTGCGGATGCAGGAAGCCGGTACAATGATGCGTTTCCTGCCGAGGATGAACTCCCGTGAGAAGCTGTCGAATGCAATGTCAAGCGCTTCCAGAGTATCAATGGCAGATGCAAACACAGATAGTCCCAGCGGTGAATCCGCCTCCAGATTATTGGATGTGCCTGGCTTGAAGTAACAGAACATGGGCATCCTGATATGATCATACACTGTATGCTCCGCCAACTCCGGAAACATTTCGGAAAGTGCACATCTCGTGCCAAGGGTATCCCGCATGCTGCTCCGGAAGGCCGCATGCTCCACTGTGGCAAAGCCGTTTGCATTCCGTCCATGCCTCTCGAGCAGTGTATAGTAGCTGCCATTCCGATACGAGAGTGTGCGGAATACGCCTTCCTGTACTGCGTCCCCCGTCCACGCTGTCGGGAGAAAATGCTCCGCCTGTACATAGTCCACAGCCGGCTTTGAATCATCGGCATAGACCTTCAGAGAACAGCCGCCCATGGCGTAGGCATAGGAGAGCAGCTCAGGGAAATGCTTCCAGAAACCCACCTCATTCAGCGTCCTCATAATATAGTCCTGATAGGGTGCATGGTCAAGGGTGATCTCCACCTGCTCCGAAAACGTCAGAGCAGAAAACTCATCGCAGACCACCTTGGCCGCCTGCATGAGCTTGCGTCTTCGGGTGCCCCTCGCATACAAACCGGATGCCTTCGCACGGTTCCATGGCGGTGCTCCGCCGAAGATGCGTTTGTGGAGTCCCATATGCCGGTAGTTTTCTTCCAGCTGCAGCAGGTGCATGTCCGGCCATGCCTGCGCAGTGTCCTGTAGGATGCTGCTCAAATTCTCACTCCTGTCTCTATAAGATCGCTCAGATTTGGCTCGATGCTGTACTCCATGGCATCGAGGCTGTCGATATTGTAGTTGCCGTCATCAAGGCGCACATCCTCGGATTTTTTGCTGTCCCAGACCGCCGTCTGCAGTGCCTCTATCACATGTGTGCAGCGGCTGATCACATAGAAACGCTTCTGCGACATGAGCTGACACACCAGACGGATGCGCCCGAGGATGGGCGTTTTTTTTGCGTTCCTGACGTTGATAGGGATTTTCTTCTGCATCACTGCAATGCGGATACCCTTGATCAGCACCTGCTCGGCACTATCGAAATAGGCATCGTAGATCTTGTATTTTCGCTGGCAAAGTCGGATGAAGTTGCATACATCTTCCTCCAGTTCCGCTGGAGATATAACCTCCTTGCGGTAATACTCCTCCAGCACAACAACCTTCCGCAGCCCCTTGGAAAATCCTGTGCAGATCCCTGCATGGGCGGATCCATTCCCGCCGAAGTCAAAGCCGATGGCGGCATACAGGATATCGTCGGGCGGTGCATCCAGCAGAAACGGCTCTGCATCGTCAGCAAACTCGTTGTAAATGACGCCCTCTGCTGCCACCCAGAGCCCAAGAATGAACCGTTTGAAGAAGACACCCGTCCATCTGGAACGGTAACGCTGTCTTGTCCGCTCCGAGAGCGACAAGTTGTCCTCCATCACGAAATGGAGATAGAGGATTCGTTTATCCTGCCTTTTGTCGATCCACTCTTTTTTGAACCAGTGGTGCGGGTTATCGGGGTTACAGTTGAACCAGAGCTTGGCACCGTCCACGGAACATCTTGCCACTGCCTGATTGACAAAGCTCTGCGGCATGAGTGCAACTTCGTCGCAGAACAGCCCGGCCAGTGTGATGCCCTGAATCAGATCCTGAGAGCGTTCATCCTTGCCTCCGAAAATATAGAAATAATTCTGTACCTTTGCTCGGGTTACGATGATCAGATTGTCAGCACGCTTGTCCTGCACCCTGTACCCACGGGACCGGAGCATCAGCTTGAGCCAGAACAACACGTTGCGGCGGAAGCTGCCGATGGTCTTACCGCACATGGCAAAGTTATTGGCATTAAAAGATGTCATCGCCCAGAGAACAAATGACAGGGACATGGCGACTGTCTTGCCGGAACGGATGGCACCGTCCGCAATGATGCCGTCATAGTCATGCACGGGCGAGCTTTCGCACCACCAGTTCAGCACCTGCCGCTGTTTCTTAGAAAACGGGCTGAACCGGAACACTGGGGCATTAGGTTTCATCCGCATCGCTCCAATCTGCTGCGGCAGTACCGCTCAAAGCTTCCAGGAAACCGTCATCCGGAAGGTCAGCAGCCACATCACCTTCCAGTTTCTTCTCCTGCAGGGCAAGCTGCTGCTTCTGGAGTTTCAGACGCTCTGTATCATTGTCCTTGCCGAGGATGTTCCGCACCTCACGGACGGCCTGTACATCGCCGTTCATGGCCTTGCGGAACAGCCCGACAAGCATCAGGGTCTCGTTGTCGATTTCCTCCGGCGCAATGCCCATCACTGCCAAAGTGTTGAAATTATCACAGTCAGAGACCGGCAGCCCAAGAATCATCTTCATCTTGGCTTTCATGTCCCTTCGCCGCCGTCTGGCCGCAGCGGATGCCTTGCCCGCTTTGGAAGCATTCTCTCGGCGTTCGCTCGGTGTTAAATCCTCCGGCCGAATCAGATTCTGTTCATTCAAGGTCACCACCTCTGGAAAAATGATAACACAAAAGCACCCGAATATTTCCGGATGCTCTGTGCACTGTATAGGGGTAAAATGGAATGGTGTCAAATGGTTGCAGAGGCAGGTTATGAGCCTGCTGAGGAGCCGTTCCTCGACTCTGCCACTGTGGGTGCAGACGGTTTAATGCACCCTGACAGTCCATCATGCATGAATCGGTTTTTACTCTGGTTGACCGAAAACCAGGTGGTGCAGCACGCAGGAGTCACACCTGCACCGGCTTGGCCTTCGCCGGAAACTGTTTGCCGCATCTGAGAAAAGAAACGGACGGCGAACCCGTTAGGGGAAGCGCTGCACTGCCCGTCCGTCGCTTTTCTGTAATTCTATTGTATCATACTGGGGTAGGTGTATTCAAGTGTATTCCGGTGTACTCTTTACTGCATCCAGTGCTTTTTTATGCAGTTTGATCATGTTTTCCTTGCCATACCCGATCTCCCGCCCGATTCTGGCAAACGACAAATAGCCGAGATAATGCTGTTCCAGAATCGACCGGAGTGTATCATCCCCGACCGAACGGATCGCCTGCTCCACCTCTGCTTCTACGGCGTCAAGCTCCTGCTCAAGCTGTGCAATCTCTGCCTCCACATCGGCGATGCTGTCGAGCTTTGCCTGCATGGCATTGCCGGAGTGTCCGCCGGAGCCTGTCTTGTCGTACTGGATGCCGCTGTATTCGGCACGAGCTACCCGCTCACGACGGACTGCGTACTTGCCCAGCAGCTTCATCCGGAGCGGATAGCCCCGATTCAACCACTCCTTCTTCCTGATCTGTTCATCCGACATCCGTTTACCTCTCTTTCTGTGTCATGGCGCACCCGATCGAGCATGGCGTCCATATGT